CTTTAGAACTGCAAAATAACTTTTATGTCTTCTTTTTGATTCGATGACCGTGTTATAGACGGTCTGTTATCAACGTAAATAATATTACCAGAATGTTTCTTAACTTCTGGATTAGAAAGACCATTGGCAAAAGTTTGACCAAGGTAGTATGTACGATTATTTATTACAGTACTTATACCTGAAAAACTAGTATCAATTAACAAATCTTGGCCTGTAGTTGGTGATATTACTAAAGATCCACCAGTTCCTGGACTTGAAGAAAATTCAGTTAAGTCAAATCCATACGTAGGTTGAGTTTGTGCAGTTCCTACAGTATTAAATCCTGCAAGAGATCTGTCCTGCCAATATTTTAAAACTCCAGTATTTTGGTCATAATTTACAACCCTTCCTACTGCAGTTGTCCCTGTAGAAACATTTTGAATAAAATAAGAATCTCCTGAAAAAGTTGCCGTACTATATCCAGTACCAACTAACTTTAAAGCACCAAGTGAACTTGCTTTATCTGAAGAAAGAATTGAAGATGATCCAAATTGTTGTGGATTTTCTACTACACCAACTCTTGAGATTTGATTTCCTATTATAAAGTCTGGATTTGTGCTATCATTTTCAATTCTAGAGTATAAGAGAACATTATATGCACCAAGTTCCCTATAGATATTTGCACCATGTCCACCTTGAGGTGGAATGATTACTTCAAGTGTTGGTCTTGTAGTTCCTGTTGGAACACCACCAGCAACTAAATCAACATTTGCATATGTATATCCAGATCCTTGATTAGAAACTGTGGCAGAACTAACTTGTTGATTGGCATCAATAACGATTGTACACTCTGCTCCACTACCATCACCTTTGATTGGAACTGAGGTGTAAACACTATTTGCAGTACCAAGACCAACTCCTCCATCAGTTACTGTAACGATTTTAATTCCACCGTCAACAGCATTATCTCTTACAGCCGAATTGTCTGATGAAGTTGTCCAATCTGTTGGGACTGGCATAAAGTCTGTTGATTCGAATCTAACAACTTCACTGGGTTTAATTGTATAAAGGTATTTCCAAATATAACCATCTCCACTTGTTCCAGCAGATCTTGGTTCTAAATCGGTAAAAGTTGGTTCGTCTAAAGATGGTCGGCCGTCTGTATTATCAGGATCTGTACCATTCTGCAGACAAATATACACTCTAAAATCACTATTCAATACAAAATAAGATGCTGAATAAAGATTGGTAGCACCAGAAACTACAGCAGTGTTTGATCTACTATAATCATGACGATACATATCATAAGTTGTTCCAGAAGACCAATTTAGTTTTGGAACAACTTGTCTAGCATCAGCAGTATTGATTTTCTTCAATGCTACCATAGTATCCCAATAATCATCCTCCTGACTAAAATTATCTTTTGGAGCAGGTGGATCAGAATCCCAATCAGTTTGATAATCTGCAGGATTAGTTAATCCGATAAAAGAATAATAAGAATTGCCAGCATTTGATACACCAGCAATAAAATTACCTGCATTTAAAATTCTAATCTGATCAGTTATAATGGCAGCCATTTTGGACAGAGTTTTTCTTTATTTATCAGTAATTAAACGATATAATTTTTGAACTTCAAAAAGTTTGATCTAGTAATCAAAGTTGATGTAGAAATACCAGTTCCTTCAGAAACACCAATGCCACCTAGAGTATATGAATTATAAGAATTAGATTCTTCTCTAGCAGTAATATCTATTCTTCCCCAACTAAAGGATCCGAAATTATCAGAAGTTGTTATCCCAGAGAATCCGTATGCAAAATCATCAACTTCGACAAATAGTCTTCTTACATATGTAGATATCCCAGAAACACTAGTTGAAATGGATACTGCATTGGACACTTGATAAACATTGTCTGCAAATGAAGTTCCAACTCCAACAATATTACCTGACGAATCAAAAGAGGTTACAGAAGTGAATCCAAGTCCAACATTAGAATTTCTAATAATAAAGTAATCATTAGTGCTAATAGAACTTATAGTTAATGCAGTTCCCACAATTGTAGAATCTCTTAATGGAGAAGAATATGGAATGTGAATGTCAAATATTAGTTGAGTAGTTCCAACACCAACAGCAGTTGTTCCAAATCCAACAATAATTCCATTATCTCCAGTATATGAACTTACACTTACTTCTTCTTCAGAAGAAGTTGGAGGAGGAGAAATAAGAACTGTTGGTGGATTGTCATGAGTATATCCAATACCTGGACTTGTAATATCAACTCCTGTGACTGTTCCTCCAACACTAATGTTAACATTACCAAATGCTCTAGTAGTTGTTCCAACACCAGTAGTTGAACCAAAACTTACAGTGGCAGTTGTATATCCAACACCACCATCAGAGATAACGACAGAGGAGATAGTACCAAATCCAGAAACAACTGCAGTAGCAGCAGCACCAGAATTAGTTTCTTGTCTTACAAATTTAATTTTATTTTGGAATGTAAGATCGGTATCATTTTCATTTTGAGAGTTGAAGATAGGTCTTAAGTTATCAACATAGATTGCTGTTGACCCAACACCTACGGATTTGATAAGGTACGCACTAGGATTAATAACTGGTTCATATAATTCTCTATCTTTACCCACACCAATTTGATTAATAAAGACATCTTCAGTTTGTCTACACCAATCAACAGGTCTTTCGAGAGTAATATCAGTAGTATTTCCTGGACCATTGTATGGATTAGTATCAACAGTATTTGTAGACTTAACAAACTCTACAATTCTCTCTTCTTCAGTGAAATATGATGCTTGTCCAATTGATCTATCACTCTTAATCTGTAAACTATCACCTTTTTTCACTGTTTCAATAACATTTCTGAAGATAACATCAGAGTCACCACTTCCTTTATAAAAAATAATATTTACTGTATCACCCATCTTTAAAGGTTCAGTAAAGTTAACACTACTTCCTCCACTAAATGTATATCCCTTATTAGGAACTTGAAGTATGTTATTTACAAATACAAGCAATACATCTTCAACATTAATTTTAGATCCTTTACCTGCAACAATTGAAACTATATCTCCTGCTACTGTTAGTGGGAAGTCTTTTCTTACTCCATCAATAAATTTATCAACTTTGTCTAAAATTTGTAGTGTTCCTACCGACCAACCAGAGAATGAATCACTATGAACTTTATCAATTATTAATTCAAATTCATTTCCAGAATAAGATGAAGTAGTTGGAACTCCAGTTGTTCCTCCTATTGCAACTGTTAAAATTTCACCATTACCATATCCATAACCAGTATTTTGTAATTCAAAAGCAATAACACTAGATCCTTGACCAACAACAATATTTGCTGTTGCATGTATTCCGAATCCTAATGCAGAAGAAGAACTGTATTCTAATGGCATATTAGAATAACTGAGTGGATCATCAAATACAACATCAAGTGGTTTATTGACTTTACCACATCTTGCATAGAAGTGTTTTCTAGTTGAAATTCCAGTATTGACTTCAAAAGAAGTATTATTAATAATCCTCAAAACGTTAGTTTCTCCTGCAGCAGGATCTGTTCCACTAGCAGAATTATTTACGTTTCTAGGAGCAATTAATACTGGTTGAGCAACTCCACTAGAACTATAGAATGTTGGAACAGTTGAAACACCAGCATTAATTACAAATTCAGTTGCACTGTTAACTGCGGTTACTTTAGATCCACAATATGCAGGGTCAGTTGTTCTTGGATAAACATGTGTAGAAGATCCACCATCCAATCCACAAGTAAATGCTAATCCAGTAAGAATAACGTCACTCTTCTGTCCAGTAGTAGATAGATTATGTGCAGAAGATGTTGTAACTGTCATAATACCAGTTACATTGTCATAAATTGCATTCGAAACATTAACAGGACCAGAACCAGTATAATTGCAAGTAAATGCGATTCCTGAAAGTGTAATTTGATCATCACTAGAAAGTCCATGACTAGTAGAAGTTGTTACTGTGGTTACTCCACTAACATTATCATACAGAACATTTGATATATCTCTTGGAGCATAGAACACTCTATCAGTAGATATTGCAACTGAAGTGATGTTTCCGTTTGAAATTACTGCTGTTCCAATAGAAACAATATTAGACTCAGCCACAGAAGAAGTTCTTATTGCAACATTTACAGTTTGAATACCCGCACGATATCCAGATCCACTATTTCCTATACTAATTGAAGAAATAGTTCCAAGACCAGATATGATAGCAGTTCCTCCAGCAGATACTAGTGGTTGATAACCAAATCCTTCATTTGATGCCACTGATACAATAATACCACCTTTTGGGTAACTAGAAATTCCAACATCTGGACCTAATGGAGTTGTATTAGTTCCCTGGAATGTAATGGAAGTAATTCCAGATTGTTCACTTAAAATATACTGATCTGACAATCCAGGAGACTGAAATACATCATTTACAAGAATGATTGCATTTTCTGTTGTTATTCCAGATACATTAGATCCATCTTGTTTAAGATCAAATTCATTTGTGGTTGCATTAAATTTAGAAGAAATATTATCAAAAATATAATTTTTATGATAAGATTCATTTATATCATTTACAATACCAGATCTCATAAATGATCTTCCCTGGAAACTAGACGATATAGTAACACCTGTCCAATCTCTTTCATCTGGTGGATTTGTTGTTGATCCTATGGGAGTATTGCCAAACGGAGCTTCAACAAAATTCAAGTTATTATCAATAATATTATAGTTTCCAGAAATTTTAGTGATCAAATCACCAGTAGCAGCAATTCCTATTCTTGTGCCCATCCATCCTCTACGAACTCTTATAGCATTTGTGCTACCGATACCAATACCTTCTATTTTCATAATCTCATCGCCAATTTGAATAATATCAGATCCAAAGAAAGATGTAATTCCACTAAATTCTAATATATTATCAACAGTTAGCATTTGATTAGAAAGTGTTGTTGTCTGAGCAGTAGAAACTACTGGTGACTGAATGAGATTATCAATTGCAACCAGAACTTTTGCATTTTGATTAGTTGATATAAATCTATGAGAAGTACCAATACCAACACTTTCAAGTTCAACTATCTCTGGAATAGACTTAAGTGCATTTTCGGCACTAGAGGCAATTTTAATAATATTATCATCAACTTTGACTGCAAATAGATTTTCTCCAGGTAAGAAAGTTGTATCAGCAACACCAACAAAACTAGTTGTTTTAATTCCAATAGATGATGCCGCGGTTCCTACATGAATGTATTTTAATTTTTCACCACTAACATAAAAATGATTTGGAACTGTAATGCTATTGTCAATAATATTAACTACATTGCTATCATTTCCTTCAAAATATCTTTCAAAAATTGGAAGATTTTTATGTTGCAATTCAAACGATCTTTTAATATCAGATTCTGTGCCTTCATAGAATCCTATATCACTATTAATTGATCCATTAGTAAAATCAATTTTACTTAATTTTGTAAGATCTTCAGTTAATGTTAAAGCATTCATATAAACATTAACTACAGTATCAATACTTGAATTGGGAGTAAATACTAAAGAAACAGTTCCTGCTGCAGAAACTTTAGAACCAAATGTTCCCAGTCCAGATGCAGTTTCTATCACACCATATTCAGTGTCATAAGTTTGATAACTTCCAGTCGAATCTACATAATCATCAACAATAATTATTTCTGAAAGTTGCGTAGATGCATTAGTTGTATCTGTAACTTGCGCTATAAAATATGCAGAGTCGTAATTATTTGGATATTCTGCTACTGTGTTAATTCCTGGAGTACCTGAAGCAGAAATGCTGGTAGTTCTAGCTTCAAGTCTCGATCTTGTTAGATCAATTGTTCCAATACCAGTAATTGTATCTTCAGAAAGTCCTACTTGAATAGTATTAATAACTCCTGTTGTTGCAATACCAACAGATGTTGGTATAAAATCAACATTTAAAGATGATCCACTAAAATATGCATGATATGTACCAAGTCCAGATTCGACATAATCCCCAATATTTGTTGATAATCTTCCATATTCCAACATCTCAATATTTGTTCCATCATGAACAATATTAAGTTCTATTGATTCAAATTCTTGGTTTTTAGTTACGTCTGGATTTATATTAACAAGAACTTTAACACTAGTATGAGTATTGCCTATAGAAACAATTGTAGTAGTAACTCCTGATGTTACAGGAGAACTATTTGTTTCGATTGTTACAATTCCACCAATACTTGTTGAACCAGTTCCAAGAAAATTATCATTTAAATTATATGAAAAAATACTTAGATCATAATCATTAACTGAAGACCTTACTGGGTAGAATTGTAATTGAGCGTCAGAACCAGATATTCCAAAATCAAATGATCCTTGATCGTATTGAGTTTCAACTCTACCATACTGATTCAAATATCCGCGAGACCCATCATGCAGTAAATCAACAATCATTAACTGTCTTTGTGCAGTAAATCGTTTATCTCTCACATAAGTTATGTATTTTTGGCATCTAACATCACTTAGATCAAAAGTATCCACTACACTAAATGGATTTGGTCTTGGATTACTATTAAATTGATCACTAACATCATCTATTGATAATACTCTATTCCCAACTGATTCAAAATAATCAGTAAGAATTCTATTAGAAAAAACTATCTCATCAGATACAATTTTTGAGTTTTGATTACGATTATTTTCTGTTACAAGATCAAATCCATAAACACAATTCAAACTTGCAAAACCATCGATATTATTAACTGTGTCTACATTTGTCGTGAATGTAGAAAGTCCAACAGACATACTATTTTCATTACTTGTCTCTAATTGATAATCGGAGAATTTTCTATACCCTAAAGTATGATTTTGAGAAGAAACAACGTCATTCCAGTCATCATATGTAACTCTAGATTTCAAAGAATATGAGAAATTTTGATAATAAAAATTATCTTGAAGTTTTTGTAATTCAAAATTTAATTTTCCAAAATCTTCTTGCCAACCCTGTATATTCTTTGAGGTTGCTTGTAATTCAATGAAAGAATCAAAAGATGTAATTGAAGATGCAATTCCTTGAACATTGGAATCGGAACCTTTAACAATTTCATTAACAACAAAATTATCGTTAGAAGAAACTGTTAAAGTTGTAATTTTTGAATCCCAATTTTGAACAATTCCTACTGCAGAATCTGATATGATAGTTTCGCCGTTTATAAAGTTTTTTGTTTTCAAGGTGCTTTCAAAAGTTGGAAAATGTTTCGAAGCAAGAATTTTACCAGACGAATTGACAGTGTTGAAAGTTCCTGGAAACTCACCACTATTGAATAGTCCGGACATACTATAAGTAACACTTCCTATTCCACCAAGATTTTCAGTAATCCCTGTTACATCAAATAACTTATAATCGTATTCATTAGAGTTATATCCTTTTCCAGTAGATCCTACACCTACACTAATTCCCTCTACAAGGACCTTATCTCCGATCGCAAAGGGAAATGTATTAACAGTACTAAATCCAACTGCTAGGGACGCAGTAACGGTCTCTGTGGAAGGATCAAATACAATAGCACCAATTCCAACCCCAGCACCACTTTGTGTTGGTATAATTGTTGGATCAACATTACTCATTCCATTAGTATTTTTAAGAATCTGTACTTCAGATTTTCCAATAGTAACTTTTAAATCAACATCAGATACTTCCTTTTTAGTTTTTCCATCTAGTACGACTAGTTTAGGAGGAACTGAAAATCCTCTACCAAAAGAAGTAATTCCAACAGTATTGAATGACGCTAAAGAATCTACTTTGATAGATTGAGGCAAAAGAACTCTTGGGTTTAATGTTGGGTCTGATGGTAAACTAAATCCAATATTATCTAAAGTAACTTTCTTAAGAGTACCAATTTTTGAACTCTTAGATTCTAAAATAGCACCATTACCACTGGCAGTGTTTACTGTCGTAATACCAGGCAGTGAGTAATAATTTGTGCCATTATTAGTAAATTCAATTTTTGCTATCGGACCATAAGTATGAGTACAATCAGTTTCATAACTCACTAGTGATGAGGTATCATAAGATAATTTTTCAGGAGTATTTGATAATGAATAAGTAAATGTAGTTGTTGTTCCTACTGTAATTGTATGTTTGCCATTGTAAAGACTTTCTCCAGATAAAAGTGTATTTCCAGAAATTATTTCATTATCAGTATAAATTTGTGCCTTTTCTGTAGGAAGATTGCCTTCATATAGGGGAATTAAATTATAGTAGAGTTCTGTTGGAGTATTTTCATTAACGGACAATTCTGCTTTGCCGTTAGATGTTCCAACAGTTCCTAGTCTAGACAAATTAAATGTTTCACTTTCCTCAAACTTTTCCCATTCTTTAGTAAAGTTTTTATCAATGTATAAATTAAATTTAAATGCAGGATAAATTGTTCCTTGTATAGTATAAGAAAGTGATGAATCTGATAAATCAAATGTTACAGTAGAGTTTTTATAAACTTTTACTAAAGGTGTTATTGGGTTAATTGTGCCAAGAGATGCACTACTTATTCCTACAACATTTGGGTTTGTTTGAATCGAATCATAATACGTATTTGATAACTGAATTTTATTATCATTAACTCTTACAATATAATAAAAACTATCATTAGAAAGTCCGACAGAAGATACTTCTGAAGTATGAATTACTTTATCTCCTGTTTCAAGTCCATGAGAGTTTATGGTTATGGCATTAGTTTCAGTATTAACTCCTGCGGTAGTAAATCCAATAGGATTTATTACTAGTCTTCTATTAAAATCATTATAAGTGAGAGTTACAATTCCTATGTTTTGTGGATTAACATTAACAAAAATATTATGAGGAGAACTTAAACCATGAGTTCCTGCAGTAGAAACAGTGACTAAGTTTCTTCTTATATCTCCAGTAATTACATTATAATTTGTTTTGAAACTGTGAGTATCCCCAGTTCCAACATTTCTAAAGAATAATGTGCTTGAAATAGGGTTCTCAAGTCCAACGAATGTTCCTGTCGTTCCAAGACCAACTCTTACAGTTGCAATTCCAATTAAGTCATCATTGATTTTTGCAACGAACAAACTTGAACCATCTGCAAGAGTAGTTCCAACTCCAACATTAGTTTCATCTTGTACAATTATTCCAGAACCTTTGGCAGTTCCTATACCTGTAGAATATGTTAATTGATCTCCAGTTTTTAAACTATGTCCTGGTAAGTAGAGTGCTTTAGTTTGAATAAAGACTGAAGTAAATGCAGCTCCAGGATTTGAGAATGATATTGTTGTTCCTATACCAACTCCAGCAGTTGTTCCCAATCCTACAGTTTCTGTGGGATCAAAATAAATTTGCTTGTTAAGAGAAGGTGAATAGTCGGTTTTAAATTTTGAATTAATTTTTAATTTTCTAGGAATTTCATAGATAAACTTACCTATAGTGTGAGTAGATCCTACTGTATTATCAACTGCTCTTAAAACTCTAATTCTAGAATTTAAAAGATCTACATTTAAAATCTTAATTTTTTCTGTTCCTACAATTAGAGTATCATTCTCTCTAATATTTGGATAACTCAAATCACCAGAAACTCTGAAATAAGTTACTATTCCTGTTACGTTAGTATCACCGATAGCAACTCCAATGGTTCCTACTCCTGCAATTGATAAGTTATTCGTCCTTATACCTACATTATATGATCCTTCAATTCCAGAGGATGTTGTGGATAATCCAGAAATTGAAACTACATCTAAATTTTCAAAATTATGAGGATTATCTGAGAAAACTAAATATTCACCTTTAGATTGTCCAGGATATATTTCAACATTTTCAATAATACTTGAAGCTACACTTATATTGTTAACCGACCTTCCTTTTATTCTTGATATCTTTGCGGATACCCCCTGACCTTGAGTTCCATCATTATTAAAGACTAAGGTCTCATTAACTCTGTATTCAGATCCTCCAGTAACAACATCAATACTATCAACAGAACCAAAAGAAGTTGCATTGATAGTTGCTGTTTGATTTAATTTATTTGGAACATAAAAATATGGATATTCTAAATTATCTTCAATAACATTCAGTGGTTGAGTATTTCTACGCCAATCACTACTAATACTAAAAGAATCATAGTTTGATACTGGATTAAAGTTAAAAGAATTAGGAATACTCTTATAATTATGACCAATTACATAAGGAAATACTGGTTTGAAATTTTTCTCAAAAATACCTGAAGACTCTGCAAATTTATCGTTAACTGTAACAAAATATGCATATGTGCCTTTTGGAAATTCTGGAGTTATGCAAAATCTTCCATTATTTTCATCAAGAACATTATCATCAGAAACTTCTTCATGAGTATAGTCTTCAATGAAAAATCCTTCTGGAAAAATAGATGTAGATGGTCTATTATTTTTTAAATCAATACTATATCCAGATTTCATTTGAGAAATTACACCACCACTTATGTTAGAATATCCATATGGTCCATATATTGGATTTCCATCATATGCAAATCCCAAAATAGGAGAATGTTTTGCAGATTTAATCTCTATACCATTAACTCTTCTAAGATCACTCTCTCCATATAGAATATTACCTTCTTGATCAGAGGAATAAACAAACTCTCTAAGTTTTCTAGGTGTATATAAATGAGAATACTGGAGTCCAAAATCATCTGCATTTAATCCAGATGTAATTATGCCATCATCTTGAGAAAAATATGGTAAATATTTTTCGAATAAATTTACTCTCCAATTTTGTATATTTGCCTTAAATTTTGGCAACTCCTCAGTAGATCCAGTTTGTATAACATTAATATCAGTTAATCCAAGTTCATTGGCATATCCAAAACCAGATTCAACAATTTTAACATCAGTTACTGATCCATTTTCTAAAACCGGAACTAAAACAGCACCTGTACCATCACCAACTACAACCAAATCAGGATCAGAAAGATATCTGCTACCAGATTTTTGAATTATAACGTCAACTATTTTTCCATTAACAACTATTGGAGAAAGTTGACAATCCGATCCAGATTCCATTTCAATCGTAGGTTGTCTATCTAAATTTAAAATTTCAGAAGAACCATATCCAACTCCATTATTTTCAAGATGTATAGAAGTTATAGATCCTCTTACAATTGGTCGGAAAGAACCTTTAAAGGTTTCCGTTCCAATAGAAGATATTCCAACATTTCCTGACAGAGTAACCTTAATCTCAGGATAATTAAAAATATGAGTTCCTGACCCAACAGAAGTCATATTAATATATTGTTTTGTTCTATTAAAGAACTCTTTATCACTTGAAACTCCAACTTGTGAAAGATTGAAGGAATCTTTATCGACGACATTTACATAATACTCAGTATCTACAGATAATCCAGCAATAGGAGTTTCTGTGCAAGTATATTTTACCTTCTCACCACTCTTATAATCATGACTTACAATAGTTACTAAATTAGATTCTGTACTAATTCCTGAGATTCCAGTAGTTCTTTTTTTGTTCTCATAATTGGAACCACTATCAATGACGTTAATAGCACTAACTATTGATTTTTTCTTTACTGATTTTAATGAATGCTTACCAATACCATAGTCAGTTAAAAATACTGTATTAATACCTGAGATTGCATCTCCTTCATTTTTATGCAATCTAACAGTTACATTGTCAATTATTGAAACATAATATGCAGAATCAGTGACTATTCCAACAATACCTTGTTGAGATTTTGTTTTATATAAAACTTGTTCAGCATTTCTAAACTTATGATACGTAGAGAACCCAATTCTAGACTGAATGAATCCAGTTCCAACAATAACATTATTAGATACTAAATCTGCAAAAAACTCAACTTCATGATCAATTGATTTCATACTGACCTGAGATACGGCACCAGATCCATTACCACCTTCAATTTTAATTGTTGGGGTATTTGTGTAATCAAATCCAGGATCTACAATTCTAACTTCTTGGAGAGACCCAGAAACTGCGGCATATCCTGTTGCACCTGTTCCAACTGCATCAGAAATAATTAAGTTAGGAACATTGATTACATCAATATTTGTTCCCTTAGATAAAACATCAATAGTTTCAATTTTTCCATATTTTATAGTATCCTTACCTTTATAATTTAAAAGTTCGACACCATTAATAAAAATGCCAGTTAATCCTGGTTTAGTCTTTGTTAAAATTCCATTATTAATAGGTTCAGATATTTTTCTTAGTAATTTTTGTGGACCTAAAGTTTTTTCGTTAAACTCAAATGGACTTATAGTACTATTACTAACTGTTACCGCATTATCTAAGGAAACAAAATTTAAATTAAAAAGATCGGTTCTACTTTTTGCAAACTTTAATGTTGCTCCATCAACTCTTTTAATAAAATAACGTCCTTCAGTAAATAAAGCAGTGTCACTGACTTGTCTAGTATCAATATTTCCACCGCCATCAATAAAGGTTTCATCTATTAATTGAGACTTATAATAAATGGCATCTCCAGTGTAAAATCCATGTTCTATTCCCGGAGAAATTTCAAACTCATCTCCAAGAAAAGTTCCAGAAAATTTTAAAATTCTATTATTTACATCTAAAGGTTGAGAATCATAATGAGGTATTGATGGAGAAGAAACTAAGTATTCTCCAGAATTATTTTTATAAACATTATCAATATCAGTAGAATATATTTGTGCTAATGGATAAGTATTTGAAGAAACTTTTTGAATTCTTCTTTGTATAGTATATGCTCCATCAGTATCTAAAACACCTTGACCTCTTATAGAAAAAGTTTTTTCTCCTGTTATTGCTAAAATTTTAGTTTCACTTTTTGTACCATTTGAAGAAATATATACGTTATCACCAGATCTAAATTGATTACTTACATTTAAAGTTACTTTATACGTATAATTTGCAAAATCTATTAGTTCAAGACTTTTGATTTTGTAAATTGAGGCAATATTATAAACCCACTTACTTGTTTTATAATTTTTTTCTGATATTCCAAGATTAGTTACATTAATTTTCCCACCTGGCAATAAACCATTTGTATTATCTGGGAGAATTAATTCACCTAAAACTGAACTAATTCTTACTTGAATAAATTCTTCTTGATTTAATTTAGATCTTCCATATGCAAAAGTATTGATACCCACTACAGTTGCATCTGCAATCTCAGAATTAATTTCAGTTACTCCATAAAACTGTGTTAGAGACTTAGAACTATATGAAGAAACACCTACACTACTATCTGGATACTGGAAATACACTTCACCAGTCGATCCAAATCCAACTGTCGAATCCACATCAAGAACTGTAGAACCTAAAGATACTGATCCTATTATTCTTGTAGATGGTTCTATAGTAAATTCTCCATATGTTGCTCCATCTACAATAGAATTTTTGTTATATCCAGCATCAATACTAAGTTTATAAAAAGTTTTTCCATATCCAACTTCTATTTTTTCAACACTAGTAATAGGTGCATATGCTTTTTTTATATTGCTACCAAATTTATATTCATCTTGATATAATGTGGCATTTTCTAAATTTTCAGGATCACCTACAATAGGTTCAACAACTAAACTATCAACAATTCTATACTGAGCATTTGAAGGTGAAATTAAAAAATCTCTGGGTTTTATTATTTTTACATCTTCATTATAAATTGCTCTAAACAAAATTTCAAAGGAATAATCAGTTCCTTTACTTCTATAAAAATCTTTTGCTTGTTTTATAAAAACATTTTGATTTAAATTTGTAGATAAAGTTCTTTCCTCTAATCCTGGTAAAAACTGATGTTTTGCTTTTACTAAAAATTCTTTTAAAAATAAACAACTTAGGTTTGTTACTTCAGATTGATCAAAATGTTCAGATGAGTCTGTTTCATTAAAGACGACTTCCTCTTTGTTTAATTCACTTCTATATGAAGTTATGCCTACAAAACCTCTAACACATCCAGTAAAAGAAAAATCAGTTTTTCCAGTATACGTTATTACTTCATTATCAATTTTTAGTAGTCCGTATGACTCTGGAAACCCGTTAGTTCCTGCCGGAGACTCTCCTGGATCTAAATGTATTACGGAGTCATTAATACCCAAGTCACCAGAAAGAATTACAGATTCTGATAAATTTGTAGTATTATCTAATTTGATATATCTATCAATATTTTCAATTAAATCAATCGGACCACCCTGATACTCTTGACCAATATAATATTGCTTTAAAAGTTCAGAAATTAATGGATAATCCTCCCTCACATATGCGGGGAGTTGATTAGATATGATAGTACTAAACTGAACTCTGGTTTCTGACATTTTATGAATTTATCGTCTTTGTATTGGTATTATGATTAATATGAAGATGAACCACCTGATGATGCTCCACCAGTAGAAACAGATGATGTAGATGTAGTAGTGCCACCTACGGTTCCTACTGTTTGTGTAGTGACCCTAGATCCCCCACTTACTGTTACTATATTAGTTTCTGGTCCACCAGAACGTACTAAATTGCCATTTGCATAACTTGAAGAAACAATGTAAGTAGAGGCAGATGGATCTAGTCCAGATGTAACATCATCCACAACAGGTTCAAATAAACTGCTACTAGTATCTAGTTGCAAATAAAGGTCCTGTAATCCGATAACATCATTTGAATGAGGTGTTGCTGATAATTCTAGAATTGGTTGTCCATCTTTTGTTTTTGCACCTGTCATATTAACTGGATTTAATGTAATAACCCCACTTTCATAATTGATAAATCCAACATTTCTCTTGACTATGGTGGGTGATTGAGATCCTGCAGATGATAAAGTAAAGAAGAATAAAAGACCTGTTCTTCTATTAGTATCTGGAATATCTGATACATATACAGTTTGTTGTATACCTGCAACAGTAAATCCGCTTGACTTTATATTATACCCACTCATGGATTTAATATAGAATTGATTACCGAATCCAATTTGGTATTCGACAAAAGTATTTAAGGTTAATCTCAAATCTCTTCTGATTGCAATTGTAGTAATATTAGAAGTCACTGAATTGTGACTATCATCAATTAATTTAAGTAATTTACTATATTTTAATCTTGCTCCGTACTTATTTAATTCAGTTGATTCTGAATACTTAGTTACATTAGTTTGAACAGTACTAGATACGAAAGTTGCCGAAGGTGCTAAATTTGTATTATAGTAAACTTTACTATTTACTTCCAAATACAAATACTTAAGATCAAGTAATTCTGGTACAATTCCAGCAACTGAATATTTTTTTAATTTTTTCTTGATGTTTTCTTTAATAAGATTTGGAATAAAATCTCCAAATCTTGGTTTAATACTAATGAATACTTTTCCATATTGTGGTGGATTCAATTCTTCACCACCAAAAACTGAAATAGATTCAGTTTCAGGATAAATTTGTGTTGGAATCAATGATTCGTAATCATTTGCAGTCAATGCTCTATATTGAGATGCATAAATTCTTGGTGCAAATTTCTTAATTGACTCTACACCTTCAATTTCTTCTCCACCTCTAGCACTTAATCCAGTTGTTACAAGAGAAATTCCTGATGAAACAATATATTCCTGAGCGTTTCTGGAATAAACTAATCTTCCTGCAAATGTGAATTGTCCGACACCATTTGCTGAATCACCATTAGATGCAATATAGTCTACACTAATATAATTATTATCTTCAAGTTTTTTACCAAAAATTCCATCACCAAATAATACTTCATATCTTTCATCATCTGATTCTTGCAGATAATAAACAGTAGAGTTTGGATTTACTTCAAATAAACTATCTTGACGACTATACTTTAAACTTCTTGAAGAAGATTGATTTGGTCTTACTACTACTGATAATAATTCAGTGTCAATTCCGATATTATCTAAGATAAATTTTGTATTTGGATTTCTTGCACTGTAAGTAAAGTTAGTAGTCAGTAAACTTCCCTCATAAATTGAAATATTATTAAATTCTGCTATTCCATCTCCTACAGGAACTGTTATATCTTCTAAAATTGAAAATACGAAAGACGAATTACCAAATCCACCTGCCGAAGTTGCTATAGGACCCTTTTTAATGGTAAGAGTTGATGGTGATGGGGTAACATTGCTTGTATCAACGTAAAAACTAATTACTCCAGTTGCTGCTTTTCTTGATTTGGGTAAATATCCAATATTTCTTGCTAAAGATACGACATTCTCTCTTAATGTCGCACTATCAATAAAAACTTCACTCGCAACCATGTTGGCATTGTATGAAGTAATGTAAGTGTTATATGCCAAAACATCAAGTATTGATGAAAGATTAGATCCTTCAAAGTCATAATCAGTAAAGTTGGAGTTTTCTTTTAGATACTCCCTAAGTGTTGTTTTAACCTGGTTAAAATCCAGATTAGTAAAATTAGCTAATGGCATTTCTTACCTTGTTGGTTGCAAAACGAATTGTAATTCTTGTGCTGGAACATCTGCTCCAATAATTTCATAAAATATAGTCACATTAAATTCATTTTGATCAAAGTTGGGATCTACCTGAACTTTTTTCAATTTTATTCTTGGTTCATAATTTGTTAATGATGAGGTAATCTCACCTTTTATGATATTAGCTGAAATATCATTTATATTCTCAAAAAGTGCTTTACTAATAGAGGATCCAAAATCTTGATTAAAGATTTTTTCACCAGGAGTTGTAAAAACGATATTTCTTACAGAACGAGCAATCGCAGATTCATTTTTAAGTGCAAGTATATCACTTGTCAGAGGATGTTTCTGAAAAGTCATACTCACATCTTTAAAACCTTGACTAACTCGCTCTAATGGCACAAAATTACGGCAATTATAACTTATTTATCAAGGTATTTTGGTATTATTTACTCGTAAAGAGGTTCTGGGTTACTCTCACTCTCAAAAAATTCATTTTCTTCGATAGAATCTTTCTTTTTAGGTGTTAAATCATCGTTTGAAATCTCACGAAGCATTTTTTGATGCTGGTGGTTTGCTAAGTTGTCTAAAAAATCGTGTTCTGTAGTCATTTTTCCTCTTTTTCTGATTGTTCGTCTCTTTCTTTTGCTGTTTTCCAAAAATATTCATCTTCACGACCCATACCAAGTCGTTCAAAACCATTTTCAACCTGATAATACTGAGTCGAAACTTTAAAATCAGGCATTTTTGGTTCAACAGGTGTCAAACTGTTATCATAGATACGCATTCTATTATTTGGATACAGTGCATACTGTCCATTCTCTAATTCAATTAGATTATGTGACTTATGTTCTGCAGGATTCTCACTGGTTGCATAATCAACTACCTCAGGATCTTGATGATAATTGTCTATTGTACAGATGTATGTACCTTTCTGAGTGCCGAAGTCTCTTGTATACAATTCATAGTCCATAGAACCAATAAATTGCTTTGTAATTGCTACAACACCGTAATCCATACAGTTCCAGAACTGTAAGTTAGGAAGGTCCATATCGGGGCTAGGTGCCTCTGGAGCAGACACAAACGCACTGATAGGTAGTTTGTCATACATTGCTGCGTATTCGGGCAAATACGTCTCAAAATAAAAAGTGCGCCCAGGTATCGATTTACACGATACCCAGACGCCTTTAACGAATTCACCATGACCAGATTGATGATCAGTAAGATACTCTTTTCGTACCCATACTTCAACTGATGGAAGGTTGCAAATAAGTGCTGCCATTATAAACTAATGTATCTTTACTTATTTAACCTCTTCCTTGTCCACGATATCTT